ATTCTGCGTCATGTCACGTACAACACGCCCAGTCAGGTCATCCATGTGCCATCGGGTCTGAATTATGGCTACACGGCCTCCCGGCATCAGACGAGTACGCGCTCCAAACGTGAACCACTCGTATGCTTTCTCAAAAACAGCAAAATTACCGTTGATTACGTCCTGTTCTGAGTGCGGGTCGTCAATTAACAGTAAGTCAGCACCACGACCAGCCAGTGCAGAGCCAACACCACACGCATAATACTCGCCGCCGGAGTTGGTGTTCCATCTACCAGCCGATTTTGAGTCACTGGCGAGCTGTACAGTGGAGAAAATGGCCTGATAGGCGTCTGTAGAGATGAGATTTCGCACTTTTCGACCAAAATCCACAGCCAGATCAGTGGTGTGCGACACCATCATCACTTTTTTGCCGGGATTCCGCCCTAAAAACCATGCTGGGAAGAAAATAGAGACAAGTTGGGACTTGCCGTGGCGTGGTGGGATGTTCACGCAGATGCGATCCTTCCTACCCTTCTCAATATCCATCAGCATGTCAGCTAACATGCGGTGATGTTTGCCCACAATGTAGTCTGGCTGCATGCGTTTGCAAAATTCTATGAGGTCATCGTACGCCGCTTGGTTAGCCCGCCGTGCTGCAAGCTCATCGACGATACGATTTATCTCTACAACCTCGTCATCAGAAAAAGCGTCGAGGTTATCCAGCATATTCTGGACTTCTTCTTCGCTAAAGTCGGGAACGGCCTCAATCATCGTATTCTTCAAGACCGAATGTCTCTTCTATATTCAACACTGAGCCATCAAGCACTACATCTTCGTGGTCGCCCTCTGCTATGTCGTCTACAGGCTGTACCAGCTTCTCCAACTTACCTCGTAACTTGTTACGTAGGTCTTCCGTAGACTGATGTGTAACCGTGACTTCTGTCTTCTCCGCGAACAAACCTACATCTGAGATCTTACCCAGAAGTTCCAGCGCACGTATGCGTATGCGTGGGTCATCGTTCTCTGACTCCAACAGCAGTTTGTTGGTGACTAGGTATCTGATCTGCGTTGCACTTTCTGCAACAGAATGTCCAAACTCTTGCAGGATGTTGTTGGTTAGAACAATAGAGGCAGGGGTAAGTTTCGCCGCCTTCTTTGCAGTAACCTTCTTAGAAGTTTTTTCAGGATCGTCAGCGTAAGCGATAGCAAGTCTCGCAGCGGTGTCTTCATCTTCTGCCGTAGGCTCTAAATCTAATCCGTGTTCAGCTAATTGCAACGCCGTATTGCACGCTGCCTCCGCACGCTCCTTCAAATCTACATTGGGTACGTCTTCCACAAGAGGTACACCGATTTCAGGTTCGACGATCAAAGTCATAGGCACGGATTGTATCGCTGGCTAGTAGCCGTTGGCGCGAATATACACCAAAAACCACGGAGGACAAACAAATGAAAAGTCCGAAAAGTCCGAAACGCTATGTATGTGATTTTGCGGACACCTCAGTGTAGGTGTTTCTGTGTAACCAAATTTTCTACAAGTATTTACGTGCCGGGTGTGCCGGGGGGTATGAATAACCCGAATAACCGCACAGCCCTTTAAAAACGTGGGTTTGCGGCAAAAAGGACAAGGTACGTTTCAAACCCAAAATCTAAAAAACTGTACAAAAAATTTTTTTCAGGGGGACTTTTATTTTTGGGGTGGGGGGTTTCCTGTGTGGAGATTAGTAGGGAACGGCCTCAAGAAAGGTAGGCAAATTCAGGGAGATAGGGATTATTTGAGCGTATTAGTAATACTAGGCATGCACGGGAGTCACAAGACGTGCGCGGGTGGTAGGGGGGCGGTAGGGTCTGATTTGCCGGTTTTGTGTATGATTTATACACAAAAAACCACTATTTAACGCCATATGACACGGATTACTTGCATGTAACACGTTATCGCGTTATAATTTGGGGCGTTGGCGGGCAATTCTGTCAACGTAAATCAACAAAATAGGAACTGACAACATGTCAAACTCAAACTACAACATTGCGGGAATCGAAGAACAGTCACAGGCGTTCGCGTCTGGCGCTATCAGTCAAAAGGACGCCTGCGCTAATCTGCTGGGCCTAGTATGGTCGGCGAAGACGGCTCAGTACATTAAGGCCAAGGGCGCAAGGCCCATGATTAATACCGGCGATTTGTCATTCAATAAGGCGCAGTATGCCGACAACACTAAATTTCATGCGCTACAACGCGGATACGTGTTAGCTAACACCGAGCGATTCGGTACCGTCGGCCTCGCCGGATTTAACACGCTGGAATTGTTTGGGATGGATAGGGACGCGGTAAAGGCGCACAAGCTAAAACTATGCGCGGGCAATAAAAAGCCGGTGAACGCGGCGCAGAAAAAAGCGCTGGCGGCTTTCATTAAGGCGCAGCGTACTACCGATAACCGTATCAGCACTGGCATGGCTAATCTTCGCGGATCAGTCAACAGCATGTTGGGTGTGCCTAAAGTAGAAAAGCCGAACAAAGCGCCCAAGGCGCAGACTGCCAAGGGTAAGGATAACCAGACTGGCAATGTGTCTACCGATACCGAGATCGAATCTGGTACCACTACCGAAGTGAAAACCTCAGTGCTGCCCCCGCAGATTCGAGACCCACGGTTAGTTAAACTGCTAAACACCGTCGCACAGTATGATCTGTCAGGACAGGCACGCTTTGTTGAGATCATGGCTGTAGCCATCGAGGCATATAACAAAGAGCCAGCGCCTACCATCGAGAGTTCACTAGGACTCAAGAAGTAACCCACCAACCCACCAACCGAAGCCCCCGCAAGGGGGCTTTTTTTTGTCTCGAATTTTTCGATACCAGTTCCTATATTAGAGGTGCGCCATGAGGTGATACGTTTTGTGTATAGATCATACACAAACTAACACGTTACCACGAAACCAGTTCCTAGATTAGAGGTGCGGGGTAATGTAACTTTCTTTTGTATCGTTTGTAACGCTTTGTCCCCCTAATGTAACGTTTTTTGAGGGTCGAAATGTTACATTAGTTTGGTGGTATCTAATGGTAACTGGCGCGAGATCGCACGAACGCACTATGCGAAAAAGACTATTTTTCTATATTTATATGTAATGTATCTTTTTTATAAAAATATATATATAGGGTGGGAAAAAGAAGGCTTCTTTTGCGAATGTAACCTCCTCCTCACACAAACGCTGAGACCCATTCAATTTCCCCAAAAAAGCTATATTGGGATTTTACTTTAGATTCAATGACCTACAGACCCACGCGGTGTTACATTGCGTTACATTACGCTACATTACACGTCCTACCACCAAACACCATTACTTGACATAACACGTTATATGTGAGACAATATCTCTTGTCGGTGGGGAGATCCCTGCCCGACTCACTCACTTTTTGTGTATGACCTATACACAAAACCAACAACAAAACAGGAGACAGCGATGTCAGATGAAAGAGAGTTAATCGTAGCCAAGGAGCCATCAGGGTTCTGGGCGATACGGGAAAACGGGAGGCTTGCGATCACCAACGAGTCTTACAACGAAATCTGCAAAGCCATTAACACCTATGCGAGAGCATACGAGGAGCATGGCGTAGCACACACAATCACTTTAAGGGACGAGCAATGAAAACATTATTCCTAGTCCTACTCGCGTTTCTCAAGTTCTTGTCCTTCAGCCTCGCGGGGGCCGTCATTCTTTTGGGCGGTGCCTACGGAACGTGGAGCTACTACGCCACGGATCTGCCGACACACTGGGTGTTCAGTTTCTGCGGCCCACTAATGATCGTTGCCGGTATCGGCATGATCGTAACCATGACCATAGTTTTTAAGGATGACCTGCTCGACGCAGCGTGCGAGAGGAAAAGAACTTACACCGAAGCTGACGTGAACAGGATTGCTAAGTTCATTGTTAAGCACGAGCGACTGCACTACGAGGCACGGCGCAACATGCCCACAGACCATGTAATCAATTCAGCATTGGAGGAGAAGAGTAATGCGTAAGATAGACAAAGAAGTTATCGGTACGTTCATCAGGGGCGATGCCAAATCAATGGGCAACACGCAGTCCGTGTTCAACCCCAAGACTCGCAACCTAGATCTACTGTTGTTCGGCAACCGTATTGCCACCATGTCGAATCGAGATGGGGTTAAGAAGTTATGGGTGTCCTGTGGCGGATACGAGAAGGATGTGAACGGGCGTAAGGTACTAGCACCGTCGCGCACCACACAACGCCGACTCAATGCGCTGTTCAGTTTGCTCGACATGCCTGAACGTGTGTACACCAAGAACCATGTTCAGTATCTCGACAGTTCGCGCTATGGCACCGTCAACCTCATGGCATTGCGTAAAAGCGCGGTGCTTGTGTCAGTTCACTAACCAACTTTGTGTATGACTTATACACAAAACCAAACCAACGATAAGGAAGCAGCAATGCCATTTGTTAATTCTCGTTACGACAGCAACGAAAGCTACAGGATTATCCTGCCCGAACCGATTGATAACGTGCCAACCGTCATCTTTGACATCGACGGCACACTGGCTGACATCGAACACCGAAGGCACTTTGTCACCGGCAAGAAGAAAGACTTTGATGCCTTCAACGCAGCGATGAAGTATGACATCCCCAACCAGCCGATAGTGGATCTACTGTGGATGTGTGAGAGCGATGCCAAGCAGATCATCTTTTGCACCGGACGCATGGAGCAGTACCGTGAGGTTACACGTAACTTCTTACTGGATAAGTGCTCTTACGAGGGTTCGTATCACGATGATCTTTATGCAGACGAGGGCTATACCCGCGAGTCTATCGAAGCTCATCTGGACACCTACCTGATGATGCGTCCTGACAACCGTAGGCATGACCCTGACAAAGACATCAAGCAGGACATGTTCAACGAGATACTGAAAACCGTGGACAAGAGCAACATCTTGTACGCAGTAGATGACCGCCAGCGTGTGGTCGATATGTGGCGATCCAACGGCATAACTTGCTTACAGGTAGCCGAAGGCAACTTTTAACAAACCAACGAAAAGGAGTTCCCAATGGAACAAGCACTAACCGCTACACCAAACGTAGCCAACGTACCTAGCATCGGATCAGGCGGCATACTGGTTCAACTCAATGTCTCTGTGTGGACAGCACGCAAGAAGGACAAGGTAGCATCTGCCAAGGTCGCTCGTGACAGTGGTGCGTCTACCAAGGCTGGCAACTACAACAAGAACCTGCTTGCTGGGTGCACCGAGCTTGAGGATCTCAAGAAGTTTGTGGGCAATGCACGCAACGAGCACTACGCCATGACTGCACCGTGGTCTGACATGGGGCTACGGTTCATACCAACGTCTGTGTTCTTTGACTACATCAACCACATGACAGGTTTGGAGCAAGAGTTCTGGAGGCTCTACAAACTCTTCGAGGATGCGTACCAGTGGCGCACGTCTACTGCGATGGCAGAGCTAGGCAACATGTTTGACCACAACGAGTACCCGCCGGTTGACGAGATACGCAGGAAGTTCGGGTGGTCGCTATCCAAGCAGCCGGTACCTGAGTCTGGGCACTTCGCTCTGGACATACCCAACGAGCAGCAAGAAATGCTCAAGCAAGAGTATGACGAGTTCTACAGTGCTCAGATACAGGGCGTATCCAACGACATCTACCAACGGCTCAAGAAAAACCTCGACACGGTGTTGCGTCAGCTATCACCCAAAGACGAGCTAGATGCCAAAGGCAACCAGAAGTACAACAAGCTGTATGACAGTGTGTTCGATACGTCCCTTGATCTGATCCGCATGATGCGTGACTTCAACCTGACCGGCGACACTCGCATGACCGCAATCGCTGACCAATTGGAGAACACGCTATACGGTGTGAACACTGACGCGCTCAAGAACAGCGAGAGCTTACGTCTTGAGAAGCAACAGGAGGTCAAAGATATTATCCGCAACTTACCGTCCCTAGACATCTAGGGGCGTTGGGTACTTTGACATAACACGAAATACCATGTATAATGGTTACACACAACAGGGCAATACCGCCTATCACTAACCAACTTTGTGTATGACTTATACACAAAACCAACAACACAACGAAAGGAGATAGCCATGAGCTATGCACAAGCAATGTACGCACTGGGTAACGATCAGACTGTCAGCCTCATCTTGGGTATTGGTGCACACCGCACAGTCCTCGCCCAAGGGCCGATGGGTTCTGGTAAATCATCAATGCTGCCAGAGATCGCAGCGGCAAAGCCGAGCCACATGCCCTGCTACTTTGATGGTACGACTAAGGACTTGGGTGACATCACGATACCCAACATCGCCAAGATGGATGACGGCACCGGCTATGTGACATACCTGACCAACGAAGAGCTTGGCGTGCACAACCACAAGCCCATCATCCTGATGATCGACGAGCTAGGTAAGGCCAACCCCGCAGTGAAGAACGCCCTGATGCGTTTGATGCTGGAGCGCAAGATCGGCAGCTACACGCTGCACCCCGACTCTATTGTGTTCGCCACGACTAACCTCGGCAGTGAGGGTGTGGGTGACTTGTTACTGCCACACCAACTGAATCGCCTGACGGTTGTTGAGACCAAGAAGCCCGACGCTATGGACTGGGTGGAGTGGGGCATCAGCAACGGTGTCGATCACACGATACTCGGCTGGGTCAAAGACAATCCGCAGGTCATGCAAGACTTCCGTGATGTGCCGAATCCAGATGACAACCAGTACATCTTTCACCCACAAGCAACAGGTCGGACTGCGTTCTGTACGCCACGTTCACTGCATGCAGCGAGCGATATATTGCAGAACCGTGATGGGCTTGATGATGACACGTTAACAGCAGCACTCATTGGTACTATCGGTGCCCGCGCAGCTATGGACTTCATGGCATTCCTCAAGCTGGCTGACCAGCTACCCACATTGGAGTCGATCAAGACTGATCCAGAGAACGCCAAGATACCGACATCGGCATCAGCTACCTGCATGGTGGTGTTCCGTTCACTGTCAACGATTGAGCGTGAGTGGATGGATGCGTGGATGACTTACATGCTGCGCCTTGGCACTGAGTTCCAGAGTCTGTTTGCCAACGGTGTTCGGGCCAGTAAGTACAACAAGACCAAGCAGTCTATGGTCATGCAGAACAAGCAGTTCACGCAGTGGGCTATGAACAACAACTACATGTTCGCAGCGGACAAGGTGTAAGGAGACAACATGTTAGCACTAAACCAACAACTGACCGCCGAGCAGCGGATTGCCAAGGCAGTCGTGGACATCACGGCGCACGACAGATACATCGCACTGGCTGGTGTTCTTATGATCGGCACCAAGACTGTCAGCAATGACGTACCAACCGCATGTACCAACGGACGCGATGTGGTGTTCGGACGTGAGATGGTCGATGCACTGACCGATGCCGAGCTTCGCTTTGTTGCGCTGCACGAAGACGAGGGTCACAAGCTACTACGTCACCTAACAACTTACAGGTGGATGTACGACATTGACCCGGATCTAGCCAACCAAGCATGTGACTACTACATCAACGGCACCATCATAGATGACAACCGTGAAGACGGGTTCGCCAAGATGCCCACCGGCAAGTACCAAGGTTTGTATGACGAGAAGTTCCGCAAGCCCGATGGGGCATGGATGGACTCGGCTGCTATCTTCCACAAGTTGAGAGAAGAACAGAAGGGACGAGGCAAACCACCTAACGGGTCAGGTGGTAGTAATCCACAAGGTACGTCTTCCGCCCAAGGCTTTGATGAGCATGATTGGGAAGAAGCCAACAAGCTGTCGGACGATGAGATCAAAGAGCTTGAGAAAGACATCGACGTGGCAATACGTCAGGGCAGCATGATGGCTGGCAAGCTGGGTGCTAACGGCAACCGCAGGTTCGATGAGCTTATGCAGCCGCAGGTCAACTGGCGTGAGGTACTGCGTGAGTTCATCCAGACAACCTGTACGGGTAACGACTACTCCACATGGAAACGTCCCAACCGCCGATACATTGGTGCCGGTGTGTATCTGCCTAGCGGTATCAGTGAGAGAGTCGATGAGCTTGTGCTTGCCATTGATACGTCAGGGTCTATCAGTGACAAAGCGGTGGCCTTGTTCTTATCCGAGGTTCAGTCGATCTGCACTACGATCAAGCCCGATAAGGTTCGCTTACTGTACTGGGGTGACGAGGTTGTGGGTGACGAGTCATACGCTACGCACGAGCTAGACACGCTGGCTCAATCTACCAGACCCAAAGGTGGTGGCGGCACCGATGTTGAGTGCGTGGTCGAGTACATGCAGCAACATCAGATCAAGCCGCAAGCAACGATCATCTTCACCGATGGTCACCTGTTCGGTGACTGGGGTACATGGAAGTGCCCGACTCTGTGGTGTGTTCTGGACAACAAGCGTGCGACTCCCGATACGGGCAAGGTCGTGCACATTCAATCAAGCAACATGTAAGGAAAAGGTAATGGCATACGGATTTAGAAAAGGTATGGACTCGTTCTGGCACGTCGAGCGCAAGTATAACGACACCAAGCCACTGGTCAGCAAACATCACAAGAAGGAGGATGATCTACGTCCTGCTCACAGACGAGATCGTAAGTGGGAACACATTGTTAAGTTATCACCTACCTGCTACGCCTTGTGCGACGGTGGGTACGGTGACCCAGACTTTAATCGCAACTACTACCAGCGCGATCCGATACCTACGTCGATTGCAGATACACGCAATCTGTCGCCTATTGTGTGGGACATCCAAGTGCAACCTGATGGCTCATACCTAGAAACGGTCAAGGTACGCAATGGGACGGGCGACGGGGCGCATACCAGCCGGTATCAGTTTCTGGCTGAGTTCTTACCTGTAAGTCTACGATACTTTGGCGACGCTGGCGGCAGGCAGTACATCGCGGTGGTGAATCAGACTGACCGAGCGCCGTACTACACCAAGTATTACCTGCCCAAGAGTCGGTCAGTCGATGCAGCGCAGTGGGATTACATTACTGCTGGCGCGTCCTCGGCGCACTGGCTTGAGCAGTTTCAGCGTGAGGATGACCAAAAGCATTTGGTGTTCGCACGTCAATCGAAAGTACCCGACTATGCTGCCTCTGTGGGCGATATTCATTTTGGTGACTGGACGCTAATCAGTCCTGAGTTCAAGCCGGTCAACCCCAAGTCGCGTGTGGACAAAGTACGCAAGAAAGAACTGAAGCCACACCTCGACGAGTTCTGGCAGTGGGCGTGTAATGTAGGAAAGATGTTACCTATACGCGACTGGGAGTATGTACGCGATGCCAAGAACCAGCTACGCAAGGCCAACGTGATGACTAGCTCACAGTGGGCTTCAAGTAACAGGTACAATGGTGACGAGGTACAACACATACTCACAACAAGTGACCATGAACTACGGTTGCCACTACTAACTGTGTTTATGATACAATCTGATATGAACCACGCTACTACGCCAGAGGACGCTAAGAAAGTGCGTGCAAGTTTCAATCGCTGGGCCAACCAAGCGTGCGGTCTAGTAACAACAACGAAAGGAGAATGATATGTGGAGTAGTAAACCAAGCGATATGTTCTTAGTGCGTACCAGTGCTATGAATGAATTTGACCGTGACGTAGACCCCAGCGAGGAATTGCTACGCTTTCAAAAGGCACTGCGTAAGAAGATGCGTGACGTGCAGTTCAGTAGGAACATGCGCAACTCTTGTCATGTCTATTACCCGCACGAGCCGTTTGTACGGGGTAAATTGCTTGATACTGACAACTGGTATGTCCAGAGCCGTACAATTGAGAACAATAGGTACCGTCCTGATAACAAAGAGCATTACAGGCACGGGAGTGGGAACCTTGCTACTGCCGTCAAGAAAGCTGCGGCAGCGTTAACGCCTTGGTCGGTGCGTGAGATGGCTTCGATTCACTCCAAGGCTTACGACAAAGGGCGCGACGCACAGATAGACGAGGTTGATTCCAAAATGAAAGATGGGGCCGCGTATCTGGGGCTGTCCAGCAAATCGCGTGCGTTGATTGCGCTCAAGAACATGGTGCACCAGATAGCTGATCTGGATGTGAAGTCTAAAGTGTTGGACGTGACACGTTACATGCAGGAGGCAGAAGACTTGCGCGGTATCGGCAGTCAACCTACGTTTGTGTACATCGGGCAGATTCCTAACGGAACACAGTTCATGGACACCCTGCACATCGACACCGTTGGCTATGACTGCATACAGACTGATGCCCTGCACGCACGCTACTGGGAAAATTCTACGGACGACAAGTACAGCGATCTGGTCGGTAAAGTCAGCGTGCTGAACATGGCTCCTGTGGGTGACTATGTGAGCGGTGTTGGTATGAAGGTTGATGAGGATATGTTTTATGTCTGCTAAACACTTCGAGGTGCTACGCATGATCGAGGACATAGCCACCACGCTAGGTAGTCAAAACAAGTTAACTCATAAAGGGGCCATCTACCATGTAAAGGTAGAACTCGACAAAGACATATGGCAGGTGACCTGTCTAGGTACAGAATGTATTGACTTACCACATGGAGGTATCTATCGTGGTTCGGAGACTCTACCTACCGAGTTGATGAGCAAGTTGTCGGTTCTGAATATGTTGGAGCCACAACAGCCAGAGATAGAGGGAGTAGGGTTGCGATCAGGCGAAGATAGCTTTTGGGTTTATGCTTGACGGGTCACCGATACCAGTCCCCAAGGAGAAACAGATGGCGAAGATAAGCGTGGAGCTTGAGGTGGATGACCAGTCCCTTGAAGAAATCCTGACAAGCCTACGTTCGATTGAACGTATGGCAAAGGCGACAGACGAGATGTGTGAAGACTTTTCTTTTCTGTCCAAAGCTATTGCGTCTAACCAACGTGAGATGAAGAAACTCACGACGAGTGTTACTAACTTGTTAAAGGAGATGCGTAATGGCAATGACGCCAGAGGCAAAGGTAAAGAAGAAGGTGGCTGAAGCACTAAAGAAGTTAGGTGTTTACTACTTCTATCCTGTAACCGGAGGCTACGGTAGGAGTGGTGTACCGGACATAGTGGGGTGCTACAACGGTAAGTTCTTTGGTATTGAGTGCAAGGCGGGTAAGGGGAAGACAACGCCACTGCAAGACATGAACATAAACCAGATTAGAGCGGCGGGTGGAATCGCTGCTGTAGTGAACGAGGACAACCTGCACACAGTGGCAGACATCCTCAATGAAAGGGAAGTGGATGAGCGTCAGATGACGTTCGATTTTTAACGAAAGGAGACCGAGATGACGAATGGGACTAAGGCAGCAAAGCTGCGTAGGTATTTTAAGAAAAACCCCGAAGCGACAGCGAAAGAAGCTGCGGCGTGGGCGAAGTGTAGCTACGGGAATGCTTGGACGATCAAGCAGGAGTTCTGTAAAACAACTCCTGTGGTTAGATCCAAGAACTACATTCCAAAACCACAGGTACATAAAACACCGCTGTCGGACAACGGAATCGAATACGTTGATGGCAGGCCGACTATGAAACTCAAGTTAAAAGAAGAGATATTAGCGGAACAGAAAAGGTCATCGTTGGGTACAAAGCTGGCGGACAATGCACAACAGCCACCAATAATGCAGACGTTGGCAGGCCGGAGTGACGGTAGCACTGCATCCTATTACGAGTTACCTGCTGGGGCGAAAGAGCTACAGGATCTTATCTCGTATAAGAACATGAACGCTCAGATCGGTGAGATATTCCGTGCGTGTATGCGTTACGGCGAATCGTCTCACAGTGATGAGTTACGTGACGCTAAGAAGATCAAGTTCTACATCGACGCTGAGATCAGGCGACTAGGAGGCTGATATGTCTGAAGGTACAGATCTCAAATTGTTTTATGTGACTGTCGAAGAAACTGTTTCGACGCAAGTGGCGGTGAAAGCGAAGAACGAAGAAGAAGCGCAGTACCAAGCCATAGATGATCGCGGCACGATTGTTCGCATACCTACCACTACGAATAAAATTGTTACGGCTATATCTGAGAGGGAGTAAGTGTAGTGGATCTTATAACCTTGGACTTTGAGACGTTCTACAGTAAGGACTTCTCACTGACCAAAATGACAACCGAAGAATACATCCGCGACCCTCGTTTCGAGATCGTGGGTGTAGGGGTAAAGGTAAACAATGGCGCTACCGAATGGGCTTCTGGAACACGCGAGGAACTTCAAGGGTACCTTGACGAGTTCAACTGGGCCGACAGCATGGTACTGGCTCACAACACTATGTTCGATGGCGCTATATTGTCTTGGCTCTTTGATATTCGTCCTCGCGTTTGGGCTGATACTCTGTGTATTGCCCGTGCTTTACATGGGGTGGAGGTTAGTGGAAGTCTCAAGGCACTTGCAGAGAGATACAACATAGGTGCTAAAGGCACTGAGATACTCAACGCGCTAGACAAACGCCGCGAAGACTTTACTGATGACGAGTTAGACAGTTACGGTGATTACTGCATCAACGACGTGGAGCTTACCTACAGACTGTTCAGCAGGTTCTTGAAGCAGGGATTTCCTAAGAAGGAACTCAAGATCATCGACTGCACGCTGCGTATGTTCATACATCCCCTGTTAGAGCTAGATTCGTGTTTATTGCAAGAGCATTTGCAAGAGATCAAGAAGCATAAGGATAAGTTGTTATCTGATGCTGGCGTGACCGACAAGAAAGAGCTGATGAGTAACGACAAGTTTGCCGAGCTACTCAGGTCTAAAGGTGTCGAGCCGCCCACCAAAATCAGCACTACCACAGGCAAAGAAGCCTACGCATTCGCTAAGACCGACGAAGGTTTCAAGAGCCTTGTAACGCACAGTAACCCTAACGTACAAGCGTTAGTGGCTGCGAGGCTAGGTAACAAGAGCACCCTAGAAGAAACACGCACGCAACGGTTCATTGACATCTCAAGTCGCGGCACTCTGCCGGTTCCTGTGCGGTACTATGCGGCACACACTGGTAGGTGGGGCGGGGATGACAAGATCAACCTACAGAACCTACCCAGCCGTGGGCCTAACGGTAAGATGTTAAAGAGAAGCATCGTCGCGCCTGACGGATACACACTCATAGACTGTGACTCGTCGCAGATTGAAGCGAGGGTGCTGGCGTGGTTCGCGGGGCAGGCTGACCTGACAAACGCATTCCGTAAGAAAGAGGATGTGTACGTCAAGATGGCGGCACGGATCTACGGTATACAAGAAGACCAAGTGTCTAAAGACCAGCGGTTCGTTGGCAAGACCACGATCCTCGGTGCTGGGTACGGCATGGGCGCGTTGAAATTCCAAGCACAATTGAAATCGTTTGGAACTGAGATAGATTTGGATGAGGCAAGGCGCATCATTAACATATACCGTGATGCGAACTGGAAGATTAGTCATGTGTGGCGCGAAGCTCAGAACATGGTTAGCCGTATGGCGAACGGTGACACTTACCAGTTTGGTAAGAAAGATGTGATCGAAGTTATAGGAAACCGGGAAGCTATACGTCTACCGTCTAAGCTCCTAATGCGTTATGAGGATCTCAAGGGAGAGCAGAACTCGCAGGGGACAGAGTACAGCTACAAGACACGCAAAGGTCGGACGCGGATCTACGGTGGTAAGGTGATAGAGAACGTCTGCCAAGCGTTAGCACGTTGTGTGATAGGCGATCAGATGTTGCTGATAAACAACAAGTACCGAGCGGTGCTGACAGTGCACGACTCAGTTATCGCATGTGTACCTGAGTCTGAAGCAGAAGAGGCCCAGAAGTATGTCGAGAAGTGTATGAGATACGTGCCCAAGTGGGCGAAGGGATTGCCGCTGGAGTGTGAGAGCGGTATGGCTAAAGCATATGGAGACTGTGAATGAAGGAAGATATGGATAGGCACGAGTTTATTGAATCAGAGATAGTACGTGCTCGTGAAAATGAACCCGACGAATGGAAACAGAACTACTACCACCACGCTGCTAGGTATTTGGCTAGAAATCGCTTCGTAGAGGGTGGAAAAGTATGCGCTTACTGTAGAGAGCAAGGCATGTCGGAACCCCACCACCATAACGTGTGGGGAGCTATGGTTAACTCTTTGCGGCGGTTAGGTTGGGTAACTAAAGTTGGCATGATAGAACCCACCACTCGACATACGCACATAAATGAGGTGTGTCAGTGGGAAAGTAACTTATACAAATGAGCGTAGCGCCGTGGTCGTTCAGTAAGATCAAGGCATTTCAGCAATGCCCTAAGCAGTTCTACCATGAGAAGGTGCTCAAGCAGTATCCGTTCAAGGAGTCTGAGGCTACGTTGTATGGAACAGCTTTTCACGAAGCTGCGGAAGAATACATCCGCGACGGTGGTGAACTTGACCCACGGTTCAGCTACGCACAGGGTATGTTAGATGCACTGAACGCCAAGAAAGGCGAGAAGCTATGCGAGATCAAGATGGGGCTGACCGAAGACCTAGAAGCATGTAGCTTCTTTGCTCGTGACGTGTGGTTTCGTGGTATCGCAGACTTATTGATACTAAATAGTGAAGAAAAATTAGCTTGGGTTATTGACTACAAGACAGGAAAGTCGGCAAGATACGCTGACAAAGGCCAGTTAGAACTTATGGCTCTAGCGGCTTTCAAGCACTACCCCGAAGTGGAGACTGTTCGGGCTGGGCTATTGTTTGTGGTAAGCAATGATCTGATACGAGATCGCTACACCATAAAGGAAGAGGAGAAGTTGTGGACTAAGTGGCTGGGTAAGTACAGCGACATGGAGACAGCTTTTGAGAACGATACGTGGAACCCCAACCCCAGTGGATTGTGCAAAGCATGGTGCCCTGTGTTGGAGTGCCCACATAACGGAAAGAACTGATGCCGTATAAGAACAAAGCGGATCGTAAGAAGCAGAAGAACCCGCCAGTTGGCAGTCCCGCACACGAAGCTAGGATGGAGCGGCAGCGTGCACGGCGTGCTATGGATAAGGCTGGACGCGATGCCAACAAGAATGGCAAAGCTGACAAGCGTGAGGGTAAGGATGTCAGTCACAACAAGATGCTGAGTAAGGGTGGTAGCAACAAAGACGGCGTGCGGATAGAGAGCAAGAGTGCTAACCGCAGTCGTAACGGACAAAGACCAAGACGTAGGTGAGTAAGGATGAGGTGAAGACAGGCATATTGATCGGCGTAGGTATAATTATGACGATCTATCTACTGTCTTTTCTTCTCACTTTGATGATGACGTATTAGACCAAGGCATTTCCTGCCTGTTGGCACGCCCCAGCCGTGTGGTCGAAGCTGGGACTTTTTTGGGCAGGGAGACTACACACTCCCTCCTTGCGAGTTTCCGTCCTCGTGCCCAAAGGCGGAGTTGGCAAGGGAACTCCATCCCTGAAACAGCACGTTCCCGTCCGTGCGCCAAAAGGCGGGGCTTTTCGGGGTATGACCCTTTAGTGATAAGGGGTCTCAGCCGGATGCTCGGAACAGGCTAACCCTGTTGCCCTGCCCCATTTTTTAACCGCGTGTAGTGGACACCCACTTCGCGCTTTTTTGCATGAAGGGTGATAAATGATATTTAACACAGATAAACACAAAGACGATTTTGAAGACGAAGAAGACGCTATTCAGTATGTTTTTGAATTAGCTATGGTGGCTGCATCGTTCG